CATTCTATTACTATATCATGCCTAAGATAGCAGACTTTAGTGATGAGAACAATGCAGAGCGTCAAAAGATTGGCCATTACCAAGCAAAATATAATGAACTGTTAGGTGAATTATTGACTGCTGGTGATTGGTATGACTATGATGGTGATGCTACTGTAGAAAGTGCAGAAAAAGCACCAAGCGTAGTTAATCTAAGGAGAGTGCGATGAGAGACACTATCTTAACTTACTTAAAAGCAAATACTGTAACAGGTTTTGGCATAAGTGAGGAGTTACCTTGGGACGCAACGGATAATCCATTGTATCTTAAGAATATGAAAAAGATATATGTCAATCAGCCACAAACAGCCCAAGACCCTTTGATTGACACATTAGACAATCGTGGTGTAGTTGATGAAACTACTACTGTAACTGTCTATGTGGCAACAGACGCAAAAAACTTACCAACAAGCTATGACACTATGGTATCAACTGTAAAACAGACTAGGTTGCAAGACCTTACACAAGGATGGCGTCAGCGTCAAACTGATGTAGAAACAAGTTTTGAAGGCGATACTATGGTAACAGAGTTTACTTTTAACTTTTCGAAGTTAATTATTAATTAGGAGCAACAACAATGGCAGAATATATCTATCCAGCACCAGGTGTGACAGGCGTAGAAGCTACACTAACTCTTGAAATTGATGCAGACGACACAAACGATACAATGGTTGTGCCAAGTCTTCAAGATATGACAGTGAATGCTTCAAACGACGTGTTTACTTGGACACAGTTGGATGAAACAGCTAAGAAAAATGTTGCTACAACATCAACTAACAGTATCTCAATGAACTTAGTGCTTGACCAAACAACATTCTTTGGTGATGGCACAAGTGCCGCAGGCACAGCTTCATTAGAAGGTATCTTTGGTATGAGTAATGAAAAAAGCCTAGTCGAATTTAGTCTTTTCTTAGGAAAAGAAAGTGACGATGGCGCAGGTAAAACTATTTCAGGAAAAGGTTATATTACAGGTCTAGCACCTACAGTATCAGCTGATTCTCCTGTTTGGGTTTCACCAATTACAATTACTGTTGACGGTGAATATACCGTAGCCTAGTAGATGTAGTAGTAATAGTATAAAGGATAATAAGGGCAGTAGTTTATGCCCTTTTATCTCAACATAAATACAGATAAGAAGGAACAAGATTAATGGAAGTTTTACAGAATAAAACAGACCAAGAATTACTACAGAGTATGTTAGCTGAAACAGCTAAAGCTCTAAACGAAGTTAACTGTGCTCGTAAAGACTTAGACAAAGCACGCAATAGATTAACTTTCCAAATAGCAGTAATTAACGAAATGATTAACAGAGAGGACGATTAAATGAAACTATCACAATTAGCAACAAAACCCCAATTAGTAGAAATACTCATAGATGACGCATCCATAACAAAGAAATATGGAGAAAGCCTAACCTTCTATATATGGGACAGACAAGATATTGAAACTTTTGCCAAAATGGCGGCAATTGATCCCAACGACTTTGCATCAGCAAGCGGAATAGTAAAAGACCTAATCTTAGATGAGAAAGGCAAACCAATATGCCAAGGTGAAAACATTTTACCAACTGACATTATGATGAAAGCAGTAAGTCAGGTGGTGGAAGAGTTGGGAAAGCTAGTGAATACCGTATCAGAGACAGAGACCCAGTCCTAAATGTTTTTGTAACAATTGATTGGGTAGCAAGAAGATACGGAGTGTTACCCAGTGATTTAATTAAACGTGGCAACAACATTGATGTGTTAATCGCTGACATAGGACAAAGTTGGGAAAATTGGCAACAAGAAAAACAAAATGCCAAAAGTAAAGGTATGCCACCACCTGCACCCAAGCTAAGTGAAGCTGAAATGATGCAGATGGTAGAAAATGTTAACAGGATGAAACACAATAAATGATCAAAGCCAATGTAACACTTATTAGTGACAAGATAACACCCGACACCAAACAGAGGGCTCACAAGTTATCTAAGGTTGCCAAAGACGCACATAAGAAATGGGTAAGTGTTACCCCTAAAAAAACAGGTAATGCCCGTAATAAAACTAGGTTTGTGGGTGGCGATACAATCAACGCTGACTACCGTTATGCCAAGCAATTGGACAAAGGTAGATCAAAGCAAGCACCAGACGGAATGCTTAAACCAACTGTAAAATATCTCGAATCAGAGTTGGATAAAATTTTTAGGAAAATATAATGGCTGATCTAAATTATAAAGTCAAGGTTGATACCAAACAGGCCCAAGACAACCTTAGGGGCCTTAAGTCACGCATAGGCGGGTTAGGCACTGCCTTTAAAGCTCTTGCTGTAGCATTAGTGTCAAGAGAACTAGTAAACACTATTAGGACATTCCAAGACCTAAGACAAACTTTAGTTACCATTGAAGGTGATGCTACTAAAGCGGCTAACAGTTTTAATCTAATTAAAGAATTTACCAAACAAACAACATTCCAATTAGACGAAGTTACCAAAGCATTCATAACATTTAAGAACGCTGGCCTACAACCAACTGAAGGCTTTATGAAGAACATTGGTAACATTGCCGCAGGTATGGGCAAGCGTTTTGATGATGTTGCCCAAGCAGTATTCAATGCCACAACTGGCGAATTTGAAATGCTTAAACAGTTGGGTATCAAAGTTAAAACAGAAGGTGACAAACTAACTGTTAACTTTAGAGGCACTGCCAAGACTATTGAAAATGATGGTCGTTCTATAATTCAATTCTTAAATGAAGTTGGTAAAGTTCAATTTGCAGGTTCTATTGAAAGACAGAGTAAAACACTGTCGGGTGCTTTATCAAACTTACAAGATAATTTTGCTCTAGCACTTAATGAAGTTGGTGAAGGTGGACTAACCTCAGCATTGACAGAGGTTGCTAGGTCAATGGGGTCTGTGGTTGGTGAATCACAGAGTATGGCAAGAACAATTGGTAGTGGTCTAGGCGAGGCAGTTAAATTTACAGCAGAGAACTTCAAATTATTAGCAATAGCATTTGGCGTGTTTGTAGCACAGGCCGCAGTGGCTAGAATAGCCGCAATGGTTACTGTCTTTATAGGTATGGCCAAAGCTATTAGAACAGCAGTATTAGCTACTGTAGCATTGAATGCCGCACTAGGTAAGAACTTAGTCTACAAACTAGCACAAGGACTTCTTTTCTTAGCAGGAGCAACAGCAACATACTTTGGTTTAACTAATGAAGCAACAGCAGAAACTAGTAAAGAACTCAAGGACATGGAAGAGAGCCTCAAGAATATCAATGAGGCAACTAAGAATACAGGTGATGGTGACTTCTTAGGCAGTCTCAAAGACGGTATTGAAATGAGCAAAGGCAGTGACAAAGCCGCTGATGCTATAACAAGAAATAAAGTATCACTTGATAAACTAGTAAATTCATACAAAACTTTCAATAAAGACACACTAGAATCATTAAAACGTAACAAAGAAATGTTAGGTATGAATGAAGAGCAAGTGGTAATTCAACAGGCTCTAAATGCACACACTGATAGATATGCTAGTGAACTTGGTAGAATCAATAATGCTCGTCGTGACGCTCGTGCTTTAGAAGCAGGTCCAGAACAAATACAAAAATTAAAAGACCTAGCTAAAGCTGAAAACGAATTAACCAAAGAATATCAGAAACAAATACCTGAAATAGAACGCGGAGCTAAAGAACATTATAAACAAATACAAGCTATTCGTTTTTCAAACTTTGTGGTTGATGAACAAAACAAAAAATTAACCAAAGTTAGACAGATACAAGATGATACACGTCGTCTAACTATGACTTCATTAGAAAAGAAATATGATGACCTAGCTATATCAGCAAGAGAAAGTGCTGAAGCACAGATTACAGAATGGGCTAAAGCACAAAACATGATGCGTAGTGAAGTTGACCCTACTGTGGTTAAACGCTTTTATGATGAATCATTCAAAGGTATTAGTAAACTTAGAACAGAAACAAAAAGAAATTTTGATCAACAAAGAACTTGGTCATCAGGATGGAAAAGAGCATTCAATGAATATGTAGAAGCGGCAGACAATGCTTCAGCAAAAGCAGAACGCTTCTTTACTAAAGCTGTCAGTGGTATGGAAGATATCATTGTAAACTTTGTTAAAACTGGTAAGTTCCAATGGCGTGACTTTGTTAATTCAATGTTAGAAGAACTATTGAGATCAAACATACAATCACTAATGGCTACTATATTCAAAGGTGTTGGACTAGGTAAACTATTTGGTGGCAACGCACCTAACGGTAGTGCTAACAATCCTATGTATGTAGTTCCAGTAGGAGCAGGTGGCGGAGGTGGTAATGCGTTTAGTCAAACCTTAGGTGCAATTACAGGTCAAGGTAGAAGTGGTGGTAGAGGCGGTAGTAGTAGTAGTGGGCTTGGTGGCATTTTATCTAGTATAGGTGGAGCAATATTAGGCAATGGTAGAACACCAGACTTCAATCCATCAACAACACCAAGTGGTGGTGGCATAATGGGCGGTATTGGTAATGTAGTTAAATCAATTGGCAAAGGCATTGGTAGTATATTTGGTGGCTTCTTTGCTGATGGAGGAACACTGCCAGCAGGTAAGATAGGTATAGTTGGCGAAAGAGGTCCTGAATTTATAAGTGGCCCTGCTACAATTACTCCAATGGGTGTAGGAGGTTCCACACAGATAAACTATAACATCAACGCAGTAGATGCACTTAGTTTCAAACAAATGGTAGCAAGAGATCCGCAGTTTATGTATGCGGTTAGTGAACAAGGGCGTCGTGGCACGCCTATGGGAAGAAGGTAAACAGATTATGACAACAGCATTTCAATGGGTAATAGACAACGCAGAATCAATATCAATGGACAGATTAAAAACTGTTGCTCAATCAACAGCTAGAGACGGAACAGTAAGAACAGTAGCAAGAACAGGTCAACCCTGGAGATTTACTGTTAGACTACCAGACGGTCCAAGATGGACAGACTATAGACAGTATATCAGTGAAATAGAAGCATTGGATAGAGTAACTGTAGGAACTATTGGATTTACAAATTCAGGACATGATTGGCTAATTCAATACCAAGGTGATTTATCATCAACATCAGGTATAACAGCAACATGGACAACAGGCAACACAATTACACTAACAGGTGGTCATACTGGACTAACCTCAGGACAATATATCTTCCGTAGTGGTGATATTATACAATTAGATAGCAAAAGTTGCTATACAGTGTCTGCAGATGTTGCTCACGATGAATCTACGGTAACTTTACATAGACCAATAATTGATCCTGCTGGTGTTAGTGACCCAATACAAGTCGCCAGTGCCTGCACTTGGTCAGTGATATGCACACAGTTTCCAAATTGGACTCTGTTTGCTAGAGATCAGGTTAGTTGGGAAGGTGAATTTATATTTGTTGAGGACTTGACATAATGGCATTGGATCTATCAACATACGCTACGCTGGCAACAGCATTATTTGTTAGGATTGACACCTATGACAGCGATGGACTAGAAGAGGTCATTACATTTAGTGATTATCATCAAGACCTTGTATTAGAATCAACAAACTATACTGGTCTTGGACAGTTAATGTCAGTAACTGACACACAAAGTGATTTGAGAATAACTCCACAACAAATCAGTATAGGAATATCAGGCATACCATCAGCAAACATATCTACAGTATTTGACAGTGAGATCAAAGGCAGTAAGATAAGTGTTAAAAGAGGTATATTTGATCCTACCACAGGGCAGTTATTATCAATAACAGGTAATCCATCGGGTAGATTTTATGGTGTGGTTGATAACTTTTCAATCAGCGATGAGGTTGACCCTCTCTCAAAACAAAGCTCAATCATTGTGGTGTTAACTTGTTCAACTATTGTTGGACTGTTAAACAGAAAAACAAATGGCAGAGAAACTAATCCAAAGGTGCAAAAAGCATTATATGCAGGTGACCTTGCTATGGATAGAGTGCCAAACTTGACCAATGCTAACTTTAATTTTGGAGGCACTGGATGAGTTTCTTAAATACTATTGTTGATTTAGGCAAAAGTGCATTTAGTTTTATTCAAGGTGACAGTGTTGGTAGCACGCTACTAAAAACTATTGCTAGTGGATACGCACTTAACAAACTATCAAACGTAACAAAAAGTAATGACAGTTCAACAGCTAG